AAGTCCTACCAGAATCTACTGAAAGCAAAAGGAATTACGCAAAGTATGTCTCGGAAAGCCACTTGTCTGGACAATGCTGTTGCCGAGAACTTCTTCGGACTGCTCAAGACGGAACTGTTCTATCTGGAAAAATTTGATTCCATTGACCAGCTTGAAAAGGCTATTGTCGATTACATCGACTATTACAACAACCGCCGAATTAAATTAAAACTAAACGGCCTGAGTCCTGTGCAATACAGAATTCAGACCGTTGGGGCCGCTTAATTCGTTTTTTTGTCTAACTTTTGGGGTTCATATCAAACTTACATCGGGGGTCTTGTCTTATTTGTCCTTTTTCTCGTTTCCTTCAAAACGCTCTTTCAGCAGTTCGTACATATTCAGCAGCGGCAGAGAGATTTTGCCGTTATTCAAGACCATCGTCGAGATGACTTCCATTTTTGCACGGGCGATGCCGTAGAGTATCGTTGAACCGTTGAACCAAAGCTTCCGGTTAAATTCCACATCAGGCATATCCTTTTCAACTGAAAATAGCCCCTGTATCACCATGTGGTATTTACAGCTGGCTTTCGGTTCTCCCTTCGTCGAATAGTCTCCATCAAGTATCAGCCTGACATAGGCAGCCTTTTCGTCCGGAGAGTCACTCGGAACTTGGTCGCTGACCAATACTTCCACCTCATGGTTCAGCACTGCGTTTTTTCCAGTGTCTATCACATTGTTGGTAATGGAACACTCCGTAATAAAGCTTTCTTTATACTGAATATCTGCATTGTGCTGAGCTGCACCCATCAGGCAACACTCCCTTCGTAATTCGATTCAGAAACCGGTCTGCCCGCCACTTTGAAATTAGGTCTTGCGGAATCCGAAAACGACACAGCAGGAAATTCCACTTTACGCCCGGCGGGACGCTCTTCCACAGGTATCGTAGGCACTTCCGCTTCGTTGAACGTCAGCGGGCATCGCACCGACAGCCCAAGAGCATCCGCGATCTCAACCAGAGTGTCAATGGTATAGTTACACTCGCTGCTCTCCCAGCGAGAGACGAGGCTCTGCTTCACACCCATTTTTTCAGCAAGGTCTTTCTGCGACATACCCAGTTTTTTCCGGGCCTTCCGAATTTTTTGGCTAAGTTCAATATGAAGTGCAGTTTGAGCAATGTCAACCGTAGTCATATTCTGGGTCAATGCATCAATGAGATCTGATAATGTTGCTCTGTGAGACATTTTCATTCTCCTTCCATAAGTTCTTCCAGTCGCTTTTTAGCGACTGGCGTATACTTTGAATATCCCGTGTTTTTATGTCCCGCACGTTCATAAAACGCACTCAAGATATAAACTTTTTTATCCTGATATGCAAATAAAACTCTTATGTTCGAACCAGGAAACAGAAATCGCATCGAACACAATGGATATTGTCCGACAAGATGCTCCATTGATGTCTTTCCACCTATAATGCAGTCATCTCCATATTTTTGCAGCTTAGAAAGATTGTCTGCAAGCTTTGTAATGAATGTTTTCTCTATTCCGCCTTCCCTTAGCAATTCTGTCAACTCAAGCACAAATATAGGATGAATCGCAAGCATTTCTTCATATTGCTGAAGAAGTTTTTTCAATCGTAATATGAACTCTTCCCTATTCAGAACAATCACACCCTTTACGACATCATATCACTTATATGTGATATTTGCAAGATGTTTCTCAAATTTCACATATCAAAAGCCCTGTCCTTTATCACACCTCATCCTCTTCATCGTCCTCCTCTTCGCTCGCATCCGGATTCTCTGCCACATGGGAGATAGACAGGCTCTGCCGATACTGTTCGGCCAGGACGGTACGCTTGAAGTCTGCCGTGGGTGCAATTTCACCGACCAGTTTCTCAAGGTCGTCCAGTGAAACGCGGAAGAACTCCTTGCGCAGGTTGACCTTGTTCACACGCTGGTCATTCAGGATGTGGTGCAGCTTCGTTTCGAGGCTTACAGCATCGTCAGAGAAGATCATCGAATGGACATCGAACGGGAACGGCACACTGGCGCTGCCCAGCTCATTCACGCGGTCCATCGGTTCCAGACGGCGGGTCATACCGATTTTGAACACGTCCTCACCGAACGAGCCGATATTACTGATAACATAAACATTGCCAGCCTTGCCGTTTTGCAGCTCAACGATTTTATCCTTCTGCTCTGCCACTGCGGCCAGTTGCTTTTGCAGTTCCTCGATACGAGCCTTCAACAGTGCTGTCTTTTCGTCGTCCACAGAATCAGCCATCTGTTGAGACAACTGGCTGATCTGGTCGTGGAACTTGCTTTCTTCCTTTTCGATCTGCTTCTGCTGGCGTTCCAGCTCGCGGCGTTCCTCTGCTTCCTGCCGCATCTGCTCACGAATGGCACGCTGTTCTTCCTTGGCGCGCTCCTTCTGAACATAATACTCATACTCTATTTTCACGGCCTCTTGGAAATAGTAGTCCAGTTCACCGATAAATTTCTTAACTGTCGGGGCAATGCTCTGATTGCCATCTGCCGCGATGACGTAGTACTTGTTGGTAATGGTCTTAATATCATTCAGCGCATCATCCAGCTTGCCAAAGCCAACATTGTTCAGCACATTCTGAAGCTCTGCGGACAGTGCAATGACCATCAGGCGGTAAATCGTAATGTTAGCTTTGGTCGTATAGCGGTCTTTATATTTTTCAAAGGTGGCTTGGATATTTTTCTCATTTTCTTTGTAACGCTTACGTAGATCCTTCATATCAAGGCATTGAAGCGTAAGTGTTACCGTGGGACTCATCAGTCCATCGGCCTCATTCAGAAGCTTTTCAAGGTCGCCGACCTCCTGATCATCTGTGCCAAAAGCTTCATTTGCGTGCTGGATTGCTTTGATGAGTTCTTTGCAACGACGCACCTTCTGTTCCGCATTTGCTGCACTCTTGCGGCTCTTTTCCTCTTTTTCAGAAAGCTCCACAAGATTTTTCTTTCCAGCAAGTATCCTCTCTTCAATCTGGAGATTTTGAGTCGTAAGCTCTGCATTTTTCGCCTTAGCTTTTGCCACGCCGTCCGCATAGGCGTCTGCTGAAATGCGCTCAAATAAGGCTTTCTGATCGGACAGCTTAGCTGAGATCTCTTCCATCTGAGCCTTCAGCGCGGCCTGCTCCTGCTCCATCCGCATAGTCGATACGCAGTTATCACACAAGCCATTCGTAAGCTTCAGAAAAAAGCCTTTTCTGCCACATCGAGTACATTTAGCCATTTTGATGTTCTCCCTTACTCTTCCTCAAATCAATTTTATCTTGCTGTCAAAATGCCGTTTACTTCTTCCCACTCTCCAACACAGCCAGCGCCGCAGCCTTTGCCGCAGCCCTGGCTTCCGGAGATGCATTCTTGAACGCTTCTTCTACTTCCGGCCACTCATATCCAAGCCCGCCCTGCCCGGCGGGCTCTTTTTGTATGCCCATCAGTTCATCGACCGTAATGCCAAAATAGTCGGCTATCTTCTTTCGGTTTTTGATATGCGGCAATGTTCCCTTTTTCCAGCTTGTAGGCATCGAATTTGAAAAACCGAGTTCTTCGACCACGACAGCTGGAGATTTCTGTAT